TCATGACGAGCCCGTAGCGCGCGCCGAGCCCGAGAGGAAGAGGGCGAAGGCCTCATCGTTCGCATAGATGGCGCTCGTTCCCTGACGGTCGGCCCAATAGCGCCGGGCATAGTCCAGCGCTTGAATGAGGGCAGCCGTCTCGGTCGATCCCTGACCGACATAGCAGGGCTTCGGCGAGTCGTCGGCATGCTCGAGGCAAGCCGTAGCCTCCCACCCTGCTTCGGTGAGCCGGGTCGTCGTTTCGAGGGTGCAGCCTTCCGGCATCGATCGCAGGAAGCGATCGGCCTCGCGCTCGGCCGGCAGAAGCATCTCTTCGTCGAAGGCGGGCGACTCGATCATGGCGCGAGACTATCACGACACCGCGCCCTTGCCGCCAGTGATGATCAGCTCGCGCGCCGGTGTCACCTTGCCGCTCACCCGATAATTGAGACTGATCTCCTCAATCTCGCTGCTGGCGAATAGCTCGCGGATCTCGGGGCGGTCGTTGATCGACAGGATGAAGCGCCCCTCAATCGCCTCTAAGAGGTCTCTCAGACGGGTGAAATCGACCCGCGAAAATATGCCTTTGCCATAATAATCTTCGGTGCCGAAATAAGGCGGGTCGAGGTAAAAGAGGGTGCCGCGTGTGTCATAGCGGCCAATCAATTCCTCATATGGCAGTCGTTCAATATCGACCCCGCAGAGTCGCTCATGCACATCCTCCAGCATCGGAACGAGCTTGGTAAGATCAAACCTGGCTGATTGAGTTGTCGTCACGCCATAGCGCCTGCCGACCGCACCAAAACTTGCCCGCTGAAGATAGAGAAAGCGCACCGCCCGTTCGAGATCGGTCAGTAGGCCTGCATCCAGCGCCACCAATCGATCAAACTCCGCTCGACTACATATCTGCCATTTCAGGACGTCGAGCAGTTGTTGGTAATGGCGCTGCAAAAGGCGAAAGAGGTTCACGACGTCGGTAGAGATATCGTTGATGACCTCCTTTTTTGGTCGTTTCGCCCGACGAAAGAAGATGCCCCCCATGCCGACAAAGGGCTCGGCATAGACCGAATGGGGTATCGCATCGATGCGCTCCACCAAGGTTCGAGCTAGCGCGCGCTTTCCGCCTACATACGGCGCGACGGGCAGGGTCGGAGCGACAGGCTCCAGATGCGTCAATTCATTCTTCACGTTCGCTACCTATTCGCAGCCCCGCCGGCCAGCCGGTGGGGGAACGGAGCGATGCCGCGGCATCGCGAGGTGCGGGGTCCAGTCCCTGCGGTGACGGGCGCTCCAACGCCCGTTGCCTCCCCCTTTCGGGGAAGAGCGATTCTAACGTTTGGTGGGATCGGAGTGCGTCATGCCGGCGACCCATGCGGCGAACGTCCCCGTTTCGGCCGCGGCGCGTTCGTGCAGTTCATCAAAGTTGCGGTGGTGAATCTCGATCGTCGAGACCAGGCGTTCATTCTGAGCCGACAGGTTAGCTGCATCGCCAAGCGCCTCGACGATCGCGTCGACCGTTGAAACGTCGAGCTCGATTTTGTCCCGACCCCGCACGCGCGCCTTCGCGGCCCAGCCCTGCAACCGACTAGCGATTTCAGCCATCAGAGCGGGCCTCCTTCGCGGTCTCGGCCGGGCCGACGTCGATGAAGAATTCATCGTCCTGGGCGACGGTGACGCCGGCGCGTTCGAAGGTCCGTCGGACGCTCTCGTCCTTCGGCCAGGCGGTGATGATCGCTTCCTTGTCGAGGGTCACCTTGCCGCGCCGCAGGAACAGGGACTTGCCCGACCAGCGGAGCGACGAAATCCAAGCGATGATGTCGTCGAGCTTCTTGCCCTTCGCGATGCGCACCGACTTATTGCCGAGACGAATGCCGATCTTGGCGCCGGCGAGGTCGGCCGATCGTTTCTTGCCGGCGAGACGCTGGGCGCCGCCGGCTTCCCACCATGCCTTGAGCGCGGCGAAACGCTCGCGCTGCGCGGGGGCGTGCTCGGCGACGGCCGTGTCGTGCTCGGCCTTGATCTTGGCGATATAATGATCGGCCAGATCGGCGTCGGCGCGGAGGAGGCGCTCGACCTCGCCATATTTGGCGAGCAGCGCGATCGCCTCCTCGTCGGTAGCCGGGACCGGCAGCGCGGCTTGCTTGCGGCGGCTCACAGCAATTCGCCCCGCTCGCCCAGCCAGCTCGGCCGCGCCGGCCATTCGACGCTGTCGAGCGGCGCGGCCTGGTCGATCGTCGCGGTGAGATCGCGCAGCGCGGCGCGCCAGGCGATGAGCTCCTCGCGCTGCTCGGCCGAGATCGGATAATCGGGCACGGCGAGCATGACGTCGGTCGCGGCGAGGAGGCGGTTGCGGCGGGTGCGGATGATCGCGAGCTGATCGGCCGGGGCGAGCGGATCGGGATCGACCGCCTTGGCGCGGCCGGCCTCGACGACGATCTGCTGTCCCTTTTCCTGCGCCTCCATCAGCCGCGCCCACTCGGCCTGGCTAACCGCGACCGCATCGAGCGGGATCTTGGTTTCAGAGTTCGCGACGTAGCGCGGGGTGCGGCCCGCCTTGATCTGCTTTTCGCTGAGCGGCTCGGCGATCTGGCGCGGGCCGTGGATCGTCTCGTTGTAGAAGCCGCCGGTCGAGGGGCTGAAATATTGGTCCATGTCGCGCGCTCCTTTAGAAACCGATGGCGAAATAGGTGCCCGACGTGCCGGTATCGCCCGCGTTGAAGACGGTGGCGCCGCTCGCCGACTTGCCGCTGACGAACGGGTTGTTGTCCTGGGCGCCGTAGTCGAGGCGGCCGCCGGTCACGTCACAGTGGGTGCACATCGTCGGGAAGGTCGTCGGGAAGGTGATGTTGACCGAGCTGTTGGCGCTGACCGTATAGGTGCCCCACACGAAGACGAGCCCGAGGATCGTCTTGTAGCCGGTGCCCGCGAGCAGCGCCCCGCCGATGCCGCCCTGCAGCGCGAGCGCGGTCACCGCCTTCGTGTCGTCGGTGCCGGTGGCGACGTCGGCCGCGCTCGCCTTCGGCACGGTGATGGTGCGATCGGCGGCGAGATCGCCGCCGCCGGTGGCGAGACCCGCGGTGTTGACCTGGCGCGTCGTGGGCACCGCGCCGCCCCCGGCGCCGGCGGCGCCCGCGGCGATCGCGAGGACTGCAGCATAGAGCTGCATCCCGTCACCTTTGACGAGCGCTATGCCTGCTTCTTCGATCAGACGGCAGAGATTCTCCTGCACGTCGTCGCTCCATTCGGCCGTGACCATCGTCGCCTGCTGGCCGATCGCCGGATTGCCGCTGGAAAAGTGATTGAGGACGTGGCCGGGGCCGTCGATCCGATGCATGGAAAACCTCCTATAGTGCGGTGAAGTCGAACCAGACCATCGGGTCAGGCGCGATGTCGTATGCGAAGATGACGATGCTGTGCGCCGGGGCGGCGCGGCGGATGATGCACTCGAGGTCGAGCGAGCCGAAGCCGACCAGGCGCTCGCCGACGCGGCTCTGCCCGACGCGGAAATATCGCAGCGTCAGGCCCTGTCCGTCGTCGACCGCCGGCGACTGAACGTTGACGCGCCACGCATGCGCCCAGGCTTCATCGTAAAGACAGTCTCCGACACGGCTCTGCCCGACACGGAAGGGCCGGAACTCGTCGATCGTGATCGCGAAGCCCAGCGTCGCCGCGAGGCCGATGAAATAGGCGCGACTCTGCCCGCCGAGGCCGGTCAGCCGCGAATGCACCGCCGCCTGGCGCTCGGCGATCGAATCGGGCGCGGCGATGCAGCTGTCGGGAAGCCCGGCGACGCGCTCCCAATCGGCGAGCAGCTCGAGCGCGGATCGCGGGTCGACCTCCTCGAACAGGTCCGCGACGCGGCCGTCGACGCGCGCCAGCTCCTCGGCCTTGGCGCGCATCAGCTGCATCAGCGTCGAACCGTCCTCGCGCGGCCAGGCGCGGCCGCGCGGTAGCATCGCCGCGAGCTGGGTCGCGTAGGCGGCGGCGCTGTGCGGCGCGATCTGGCTGGTCGACGGCGCTTCGGTCATACCCATTCGACCTCGCCGAGCATGGGCAGCGATCCGGGGGCGACCTCGACATTGAGCTCGGGCAGCTGCAGGTCGTGCCACGTCTCGCCGGCGGCGATCGAGATCGCCTCGCGCAGCCGCGACAGATAGATGGTGCCGCCCGGCTGCGCGTCGCGCGCGAAGAAGTCGTCGAGCTCGGCGACGACGGCGGCGCGGACGTCGGCGGTGTCGGGGACGAGCTTGATGCGCAGGTCGATCGGAAACGCCTCGGGCGCGAAGACGACGACGTCGGCAGTCACCGGGCGGAGCGGCGCGAGCCACGCGTCGACCGCTTCGATATCGGCGGGAAGCGGCAGGATGTCGGGCCGGTTGTCGAGGACGAAGGTCACCCCGACGGTGCCGGCACCCATCCAGAGCGGGAAAACCCATGCGCGGGTGACTTCGGGGAATTCCAGCGTCCACTGCTCATAATCGCCCACCGCGCCGCCCTTCGGCGGGGTGCGGATGCGAGTGAGCAGCCGCGCGCGCAGCGCCTCGTCATCCTCCTCGGCCGCGCCGCCGGCGATGCCGGGCGCCTCGACGGTCGCGGCGGCGTTGACGCCGGCGATCGGCGCGACGAAGCGCAGCACCGTTCCCGTCGCCGTGTCGCCCGCCGGGCCGCCCGCGACCTCCTCGACCGCGACGCTCGTCGCGCCGGCGCCGATCGCGACCGCCGCCGTCGTGCGATATTCGACCTCGTCGTCGCGGATCAGCGCGGTCCCCGCCGGGACGGGCGTTCCCTCGACGCCGGTCAGCGCGACGCTGCCGGTCGCGCCGATCGCGGCCTTGCGGGTGAGACCCCAGATCGCGGCGTGGCGGCCGAGCAGCTCGGCCTCGGCGGTGTCGGGCAGGATCTGGCGCGCGAGCCAGTCGACATAGCCATAGAGGTTCGACGCGGTGCCGGCATAGGAGCGCGCGAGCACGTCGAGGACGCTCGCCGGCAAGCGGGCATCGGCGCCGGGCAGGCGGCTGTCGAGGTCGGCGCGGATGCGCTCGATCAGGCCCGAAAGCGTCGGACGGTTAAACGGCAAGGCTGGCCTCCCACACAAAATCGAAGCGGTCGCGCGACGGTCCCTCGGGCCGTTCGACCTCGACGCCGAGCGCTAGCGTCGTGCGGCCAAGCGCGACCGCGATAACAACCAGATCGGAAACGATGCCGGCGCGCTTCAGCCAGGCGAGCGCGTCGGCGGCATAGGTGCGGCCGCGCTCGACATTGGCGGCCGTCAGCTTCTCGCGTTCGAGCAGCCACAGGCGCGAGCCGAGCTCCTCGGGCGCGTCCTCGCTGGGCCGGAAGGCGTTGCCCCACCAGCCGCGCGGATCGGCGCCGTTGTCGGGCAGCGGATCGTCCTCGCGCGCCCGCGCGTCGGTGAAGAGCGAGATTTCGATCGCGGTGCGCAGCCCGTCGTCGGTGACCAGGCGCCCGTCGACGACGGCGATATCGCCGCTGAAGCTGTCGTTCGACCAGAGGATGGCGATGTCGGTCACTGGCTCACCTTCGTGACGAGGCGCAGACCGAAGGACACGCTGTAGCTGCCATCCTTGCGGATTCGCACGGTGACGGTCTGGCAGGCGCCATAGGTCGCCTTGAGTCCGCGGATGCGGCCGCTGCCCTTCTCGGCACTGCCGATGATCTCGGTTGGCGACCCGTCGAAGACATGGGCGCTCGCCGCGCCGATCATCTTCGCGAGCTCGTCGAACTTGTCGCCGGGCGAGACCTTCCAGCGATAGGTGCCGACGCTCCGCGCGCGCTTGGTGCGCGTCCGGCCTGCCCTGCGCTGCTCCCTGTTAGGCAATTTTCCGCTCATTCCGCCGTCACCTGTCCGCTGCCGCTGATGATCTTGCCGGTGCCGAGGTCGACGTCGTCGCCGACGCGCGCGACCGGCTGGCCGCCGGCGCCGCCGAGGCGGAGGTCGCCGCTCTCGACCGTCACCGTGTCGGCGGTCACCTCGACGCTATCGGCGGTGACGATCACGTCGGGCGCATCGATCGTCACCTTCAGGGTGCTTTCGATCAGGATGCCGTCGCGCTTCAGGTGAACGACCTGGCCGAGATCGTCGAAGATCGCGACCTCGCCTTCCTCCATCCCCTTCAGGCGATAGCGGCGGTCCTCGACCTGGACGACGACGCCGTGGCTGCGGGTGCCGCCGACGCAGACGACGAGCGCCTCGGCGCCGGGATGCGGCCGGCTGGTGAAGCCATAGCCCTGAAACCGCTCGACGCCGTCCTGCACCTCGTCGGAGAGCAGCTCGACCTGCAGCGCCTGCGCCTTCGCCTCGTCGTCGGAGCCCGAGACGACGGCGCGGCCGATCATCATGTTGATGCGGCCGTGGAGCGGATCGAGGGCGCGGCGCATCGCGTCCATCACAGACCCCCGATCGCGGAGGCGTCCGCGCTTTCCGAAACGGGGAGCAAACTGAACGCCTCAACCGGCGCGACCGTCAGCTCGGTCACCGTGCCGCGCCCGTCCTTTACCAGCGCGACCTCGGAGACCAGCATCGTCGCGTCGATCAGCAGGAAGGGCGATTTCACGCCGACGCGGACGTCGGGACGCCACAGCTCGCCCGACGGCATCCGCCAGCCCATGACCGGGATCGTGGCATTCTGCGATCGGCCGGCGCGCGACGAGGCTTCCCAGGCGGCGCGGTCGCGCAGATTGGCGGGGGTCGACTGATCCTCGCCGATGATCAGCAGCGGGCGATAGCGCCCGACCGCGGGATCGCGCGCCTCGCCCTTGCTCGCCGCCGCCGCTTTGCCGTTGACCAGGTCGTCGCCCGACGACTGACCCTTGACGATATAATCGCTGAAGCGATCGTCGGCGCTGTGGGAGGCGCCGCCGCCCAGCATATTCTGGCCCTCGACCAGCTGGGCGACGACCGGGCCGCGGCCGGGGCGGATCAGCTCGACCTGTCCCGCGGCGTTCGACACCGCGAGCAGTCCGCGATAGCGCGCGAGCCGCTGGATCGCGGCGTCGACGCTCTCGCCCTGCTGCAGCGCGAAGCGCTTGACCGCCGCGCCGGTGTCGGCCTTCGCGACGACCTCGATGCCGAACGGCTTGGCGAGCTCGGCCGCGATCGCCTCGATGCGGCGGCCGGTCCAGCTGCCGGGCTTCGCGATAGCCGAGCAGTCGACCAGGTCGCCGGCGCGATCGCGGCCGCTGAGCTCGATCGAATAGCCGGTCGCGTCGAACTGCGGCGCGATGCGCCCGACATAGCCGGTGATGACCGTCTCGCCGTCGATCTCGACGACGCAGGCGGCGCCCGTGCGCAGCGGCCAGCGCGGCGCGCCGGTGAAATCGCGCGCGGCGATCGTCAGGACGAAGCTGCCCGTCAGGCTCTCGATCGAGCGCGTGATGCGCAGCGAGTCCCAGCCCTCGTAGCGCTGGCCGTCGAGCTGAAGCGAGGCGCGCGGGGGAGCGGCGTCAGCCATTGGCAGCCCCCGCCATGATGTCGAGCGCGACGCCGCCGGGGACGAAGCCCGGATGACGGACCTTGTTCATCGCGACGATCGCGTCGGCCGACGCCTCCATCGTGCGGCCGAAGCCGTGCAGGCGCTGCGCGATCGCGAGCGCCGGTTCGGTGGCGCGCGGCGTGTAGCGATAGCCGCGGGCGAGCCCGGCGCTGCGCGCGCCGATGTCGCGCGCGAGCGCGGTGCGCAGCGTGTCGAAGATCTCGGCGCGCGCGTCCTCGCCGGCGTCGGCCGACTCGAGCGCATGGCCGTCGAAGATCGCGGTGAGCCGGTCGCGCGCCTCGGCCGCGTCGGCCTGGTTGGTCCAGCGGATCGTCGCGGCGGCGGCGACAAGCTCGGCCCCGGCGGCGGCGCGGACGATATGGACGATCGCGTCCTGGTTGTCGGCCTGCCGGGTGCGCGCCGGCGTCGTGCGCGGCACCGCGTCGAGATCGGCGCCGAAGCGCGCGAGCGGCTCGAGGGTGCGCAGCCGGGCGCGCGGCTGCGACGACAGCGCCGACACGGCGGAAACGAGGCCGACGATCGTCTGGCCGAGCGACAGCGGCGCGCGGAGCAGGCTTGCGGTGCCGCCGGGGAGCAGCCGCAGCCCGCTTTCGAAGCTGCGGAGCGCCTGGCCGAGCCCGCCCGAGGTCGCGGCGCTGAGCTCGGCCGTCAGCGCGAAGGCGTCGACCAGGCCCGACGCCGCGTCCTCGACGAAGCTCGCCGCCTTGTCGACCGAGAAGCGGTCGGCGAAATCGCCGGGCAGCGCCGCGCTCACCGACGCCGCGGTGGACGAGGCGAGCGCGGCCGTGTCGCTGCTCGCGCCGAGTTTGGCTTCGGCGCCGCTCTCGCGGAACAATATGGTGAAGCGGGCGATGCCGCCCTCGTCGGTGCTTTCGACCAGGCGATAGTCGTCGACGAAGACCTGCAGCTGCTCGCCGGTCCACGGATCGACCAGCGTGCCGGGGCCGAACGCCTCGATCGCGTCGATCAGCGCGTCGCGCCGGTCCATGTAATCGGCGCCGTGGACGAAACAGTCGATCGTCGCCTCGCGCGCGCGGCGCCCGAGATCCTCGCCGACCGGCGTGTCGCGGAACGGCAGCTCGAACAGCGCGATGCGGCGCCCGCCGACGCGCTCGCGCTGCTGGGTCACGAAGGGCGCTCCGCGGAAGCTGCCCTGGACATAGCGCTGGCGCCATGCCGGCGCCGCGGGCGAGGTCGACGGGACGGGCGATTGCTGGGGGACGATCGCCATCAGCCGCCCCGCACCATCGACCCGCCGCGATAGACGAGCGGCACCGCGTCGTTGGCGCTGCTCATGCGGGTGGGCTTCGCCGACCAGCCCGGCGGCGGCTTGATTTCGACCGTCATGCTGCCGCCCACCGCGACCTTCTGCGGCGCGGCGGTCGACGCGCGCGGGTTGACCGTGGTGCCGCGCAGATTGATCGGCGTCGCGCGGGGCGAGGAGCGGATCGACATCGGCGGCGCTTTGGGCGGCCGAGGCGGCGGCGGCGCGTCGTTGGCGCGGCGAATGCGAAAGAGCGGGCCGCCATCAACCACGGTCGTCGCGCCGTTATTCTTGATCTTTTCCTGCGTATTGACGAGCCGCAGCGCCCAATCGACCGCCGACGCGAGCGCCTTTGCGATCGACCATGCGGCCTTGGCGATATTCCAGAGATCGCTGCCGAAGGTCGCCCAGTCCTTTTCGGTGAGCTGGCTCGCCCAGTCGACGATCTTTTCCAGCCGATCGGAGACATTCTGCGCCCATTTGTCGATCGAGCCATCGTCGAGGCGCTTGTTGAGCCAGTCGAGCACGCTCTGGACCCTGGCCTTCACCTTGTCGAAGATTCCCGCCTGGCCGACGCGAAGGAGGAAATCGGTCCACCCGTCCTTCAGGTTAGAGATCATGCCGGAGAAGGTCTTGCTCTGCCGCTCCATCATCCCGCCGAAACGATCCGACCAGATGCCGGTGATGGCATCTCGCATCGCCGTCGCGTTGGCCGCGACCTCGCGACGGATTTCCCTGCCGTTCTTCATGTAGGTGAAGGCGACGCGATTGCCCTCGACCCGCGCCCGGATGCCAAATTCCTTCAGCCGTTCGAACTCGCCGGTCTGCGCATCGGCGAGCGCTTCGATCGCCTGCATCAGCGGCTTCGACATGCCGGCAGCGGCATCGCCGGCAGCGGCGAGCGCCCCGCCGATCGGATCGATGCCATAGGCCTTCAGCTGGACGAAGGCCTCCATGACCTGGTCGAGCTCATAGGGCGTCGTCTTCGCGAAATTGCGCACCCAGGCCATCGATGCCTTGGCCTTTTCCGACGACCCCTCGATCCCCTCGAGCATGATCTGAAATTGTTCGAACTTCGACGTGACGGATATTATGCCGCCGATCGCGGCACCGGCGCCCAGCGCGGCGGTCGCGGCCGCGAGCTGCCCGGTGCGCAATATCAGGGTGCCGACCTTGCGGATCGTCCATCCGATCGCGACGCCCGCGCCATAGGCAGATTTCTCGAGCGCCTTCATGCCATAATGACCGGCAAGCTGGCGGACGCGGACGGTCGCGTTGCGGAGGCGCGAGGGGATGCGCTCGGCCGCGCGCGACATCATGTCCATCGCGCGCGCCGCGCCGGGTGCCCTGCGCGCGATTTCGAGCGCGCCCTTCACGAGCGTCCGGGCGCCGGCGTTCGCGCGCTTGGCGGGACCGGAAAGCCGATCCACCGCCTGCAGGATCATGGCGAACTTCAGCGCCACCTATCGCTCCACTTGCTCGCCGCGACGCCGCGCGGCCGTCCAATCCGCCTGTTCGACCCATTTTTCGATCTGAGGCCAGGTGAGCCGCATCAGCTCGCTAGGCCCCCATCCGAAATGGTCGGCCAGGTGCCCTAGGCAGTCCCGCCAGTCTTCTGGCCATCGGGCAACATGGCCATCACAAGCTCCCCCAGCTTGTCGACGTCGGATGCCTTCAACATGCGCGAGAAGCCGGGAAACATCGGATCGCCGTTCGGGTAACGAACGAGGCGATCGATCATGGTCAGCGTGTAGGCCATCGGCTTCGTCATGACGGTTTCGCCGGCGGCGTTGACGATCAGGAACTCGTCGAGGACCTCGAGGTCGGCGCCGGTCGGTTCGACGATCGCAACCTCGGTCACCTTGTCGCCGTCCTTCGGGCCGATCGGCCGCAGGAGCGTGTAGCGCTTGTCCATCGTCACAGCTCCTGCGCCGGCGGGCCCTGGAAGACGACCGACGCGCCTTCGCCGGCGGCGGCGAGGCTGATGTTGTCGGCGCAATAGGCCTGGCGCATGATGAAGACCTGCCCGGTGTCGGCATTGAAGGTGACGGTGGCGTTGTCGATCTCGCGCAAGTTGGTGATCCGGGTGTTGCGCTTGACGAGCAGCGTGCAGGTCAGCTTCGATTCCACGGTTTCCTCGCTGAAGGCGCCGGCCTGATAGTCGCCGCGCTGCGCGGTGCGGACGGGGCCGCCGAGCTCGAGCGTCGCGCCCGCCTTGGTCTCCAGCGTGTCGCCGTCGACCTTGATCGTCGCCTGCCCGACGACCTGATTGGGATTGGCCATATGATACTCCTCACGTTCGGGTCTTCAGGGACCGCCGAGAGGGCTCTCAGACCCGTCTCGGCGGCGATGACGTCAGCTGCGGAACTGGACCTGGGCGGCGATGACGCGCAGCTGGTTGACGAGGTTGGGCGGCAACAGCATGTCGACGCGGTTGGGATCGGCCGCATTGCGCTCGACGATCAGGTCGGCCTTGAACTGCTCGACATCCTCGACCAGCCCGGCCTCCTCGAGCTCGAGGAACCAGGCGACCGCCTCGGCGCGCAGCACGTTGGGCGTGACGATCGCCTGCCCCGTCGAAAAGCGCGTGTCGTCGTTCGCCAGCTTGTGCCTGGGAAACTTCGCCAGGACGCGCCCGCGCCACGAGACGCGCAGGTAGGACAGGGTCAGCGGCGTCTCGCTGTCGAGATAGGCGGTGTCGGGCTCGCCGAACGCATTCTCGCGATAGCTGGTCACCGTGCGCTCGATCAGCACATTGCCGCCGGCGTCGACACGGAAGGTCGCGATGCCGGCGCCGAGCAGCGCCTCGCGAGCCGCGCGGGCGAAGCGCGCGTTCTCGGCCGGCGGGCGCACCGCGTCGAGCCGGAGCGTCTGCAGCGGCCGCGCGGGGTCGGTGGCGCTGTAATAGCCGCCGATCGCGCCGTAATTGCCAGCCCATTCCCAGGGTGGCGTCGGCGACAGGCCGGTGCCGATGTTCGAGACGAGCGGGCAGTTGCGCGTTTCGCCGAAGGCGGTGAGCGCGGCGAGGTCGCCGCGATGCGCGGTCCAGCAAAAGGATTCGAGCATTTCGTCGGGACCCCAGCGCCGCTCGAGCTCGTCTTCGACCGAGGTCAGCACCGCCGCCGAGTTATGCGCGAGGATGATGGTGCGATAGCCGCCGTCGGCGATCGCGTCCCAGACCGCGTCATAGTCGGGATCGCCGGCGCCGAGCGCCATCGCGACGATCGCCAGGCCGATGCCGCCGGGCAGCGCCTCGCCCTGGAAGAAGCTGTGGCGCACGTCGATATCGTTGCCCGCCGTGCCCTTGTGCCGCGCGGTGAGCGTGACGACGGCGGCCTCGGCCGCGGCGGTGACCGGCAGCGTCGCCATCCCGTTGATCGCGGCGGCGATCGCGGCGGCGACGGTGTTGGCGGCGGCGGCGTTCGCGACCGCGACCGGCACCGCCTGGCCGGCGATCATCAGCGCGATCGTGCCCGCCGCGGTCGCGGGGCCGGTGACCGTGATCGTGCCGGTTGCCGCAGTGCCGGCGCCGAGATCGTCGAGCGCGATCGCCCAGCACTCGCTCGACGCGTCACCGACGCGGAAGGCGCGATAGCAGCGCGCGAGGATCGAGGCCTTGCCGAAAGCGGCGTCGGCCTCGGCCTCGGCGAACAGGCGCGTCGGGACGAGCGCGTCGGCAGTGCCGGCGGCGAGCATCTGCCCGATGATGAGGACGCGATTGGTCAGCGCGGGCAGCCCGCCGCCGGCGCGGCTGCTGTCGAACTCGACATAGGCGCCGGGAACGCGAAGGTTCGCCGCGATCTGGTTGAAACTGATCATGCTCTACTCCTGCGGAAGGGTCAGATGGTCGGAGGCGTCGGCGCTGCCCGGCCCGTCGGCCGGCGCCGGAAGCTGGACGCCCGGCGCGCCGAGGTCGCCGTCGACGCGGCCGAAGGGCGGGATGTCCCAATCGAGATGCAGCGTCGCGAAATCGCCGATCTCGTCGGCGCCGGGGATCGCGGTCACTTCGAACGCGGTCTCGAAGGTCAGCGCCATCATCGACACGGGCCGTTCCTTCAGCGCGTCGAACGGCCGGACGAGGTGCATCGATCGCGGCTGCAGCGCGCGAATGCCGAGGCCGAGCGAATTGCCGGCGAGGATGCCGAAGGCGTCGAGCGCGAGCTGGTAGCTGCCGGGCTCGGCGATCGCCCCGCCGGCGGGTCCGCCGTGGCGGGTCGCGGTTTCGTTGCGCAGATTCTCGGCCGCGACGACCAGGCCGAACTGCGCGCCCTCGATCAGGATCGACGAGCCGGTCATCTGGACATCGCGCGCGCCGGCGAAAATCGACCAGGCGGCGGGCGCGCGCCAATTGGTCTTTTCCTTCAGATACGCGTCCCATTCGTCGGGATAGGTGTCGAGCGTCAGCCATTTATAGCCGAGGACGCCCGCGTCGCCCGCGGCCTTCAGCGCCGCGATCATCGCGAGCTCGATCTGCGCGATCATCGCCGCACCGCCTTCACGCGCCGCCACGCCGATCGGCCGAGACGATAGAAGAACTCGTAGACGAGGATGCCGACGATGCCCGCGACGGCGAGCGGCCAGAGCAGGACGAGCGGCCAGGCGTCGGGGCGCGCACGCACCGGCTTCAGCCGGACCAGCGTGTTGGCGACCCCCAGCCAGACGACCAGGACGAGCGCGAGACCGATCATGCCGAGCCCCCCGCGAACAGGCCGGGCGCGCGACCGGCGAAGAATTCGCGGAACAGATCCGCGCCGTCGTCGCGATCCTCGGGCCCGATGCCGAGGTAGGCGCGCGCCGGCATCTCCATCTGACGCGTGAAGCCGGGGACGATGACCTCGACCGGCGCCTTCAGCCGGCGGCCGAAGGCTTCGCTGATCCGGCGCTTGTGGGTGCTGACCTTCTGCGCGCCCGAAAAGCCGAGCTGGTGGATCGCCGCGTAGACGACATTCGTGCCGACGCGGATCTCGCGCGCGTCGCCGGCGCTGGTGATCGAGCCCTTCAGCCGCGCGGTGTCGGTCAGCGTCTTGCCGCCCTCGGCCTTCGCCCGCGCGCTCTTCTTCCACGCCGATCCGTCGGGTGCGCTCTCGCGGTCGAAGCGATCGAGCACATTGGATTCGAGGATCAGACCGAACGCCTGGTTGAATTCGGTCAGGTCTTCGCCCGCGGCGGCGAGCGCCGCCATCTCGCGCTCGATCGCGTCGGCGCCGTCGACATGGAAGGTGAAGCTGGCGCCGCTCATAGCTTGTTCAAATCGGCGCGAGAGAAGCGCCGGGTGCCGGCGATATGGATCGCGCCGGGGCGCGCGGGGACGGCGGTGATGTCGCCTTCGTCGATCTTGACCTTGCCGGCGGCGATATCGCGCAGCGTGTCGATCGCGGCCTTGTGCTTCTTTTCGACGCCTTCGGGCGCGGTCGCGCGGTGCAGCTCATAGAAGGCGATATCGCAGGCGAGCGCGGTCAGCAGCGGCGGAACGGGAAGCGCGGAGCGGTCGCCATATTTGGCGGAGACATAGCCGTCGATCTTCGTGCCGGCGGTCGCGATCGCCTGCTCGATGCGTGCCTGGTCAAGCGCGCCGGTGCCGTCCCAATCGGACAGCTGGATCAGCTGCTCGGGGCGGAAGCGGGCCTGCATATCGGCGAGGGTGGCGTAGACGATCGACATGGAAACTCATCATCTGGAAGCGAGAGAGGTTCGGGCCGGCGCGGGTGGGGCCGCGCCGGCCTTCCCCCTTCAGCCCTTGGCGGGCGGCGGCGCCGCCGCGGGCTTGCGACCCGAAGAGCCGGACGGCTTGGCAACGGACTTCGCCTTCGCAGGCTTGGCCGGGACCGTCTTCCCCTTCTTCGGTTGCGTGTCGGCCGGCGCCGCCGAAGCGGCTGCGGCCGGGTTGGCGGCGTCGCCCGCAGGGGCGGCGGGCCGCGCGGTTCCATCCGCGACCGGGGGCTGCTGGGCGTCCCCCGGTTGTTTCCCTGCGTCCGCATCGGCGGCAGGCGCCGCCCCCGATGCGTCCGCCCCAGCGCGAGACTGCTCACCGGACGCCGCGGACGCGTCCGATGCCGGAGGAGGTTCAACAGCGGGGGCCGCGCTCGTGCCGCCATCCGCCTTCGCTCCGGCGTCCGACTCCGGCGCCGCGGCGCCGTCATCTTCGTCCTCGGCATCCTCCGGGCTCTGCAATTCCTTGTCGGCGACCAGGCCGGCGATGAGGTCTCTCACCGCCTGCTCGGCGCCTTCGCGATCTTCGTGCAGCTCATAGGCCGTCACCATGTCGCGCAGCGCCTCGCGCTCCGCATCGGTGACCGACCGGAACTGGTCGGGCGTGTCCTCGTCATTGACCTCGACCAGCAGCACCGGGTCGCCGACGATCGCCGCGATCTGGCGCAGGCCGTCGATCCCCTCGAGCAAGCTCTCGCGGCCGAAGACCAGCGGTTGCTTGCCGAAGGCGAAGCCGGCGCGGCGGCGCGACGCCGCCAGCGCGGTGACGCGGATCAGGCCAGCCACGGCACGATCTCCAGACGCAGCGTGCCCTTCCAGACGTTGGTGGCCCCCGCGGCATCGCGTTCGGCATTGAGGAGTTCGAGCGCCGCTTCGCGAAGCGAGGGGCCGCATGCAAGGACGGTCGGCGTGACACCGAGCGGGCGACCATAATCGCCCTTCATCCCTTCGAGCGCAGCGAAGGCAGCCTTCAGATTGGCCTTGTCCAGCGCCTGCTGGCTCCCGAAAATATACTGCCAGAAGCCGAAGCCGACGTTGTAGCGAGCCTTCACGCCGTAGAGATACTCGTCCTGCAGGAAGACGTTCGTATCGGTCGGTTTGTTCAGCTGGGTGAATTGCGGCTTGAGCCGCTCCTGGAAGATGATCGGCTTGAGCGCGCGCGTGTCGTCGAAGATGCACCAGAACGCGCCGGCACCGCCGCCCGAGTTCGAAACCGACTGCGGATTTCCGTTCGCGTCGAGGACGGGGTGATCGGTATCGAAGAAATTCTGCCCGTCATAGCAGGGCTGGTTGAAGCCGTCCTTCAGCAGGCCCCACACGAGTTCTTCGGGATGCGCCGCCGTGCTCCGGCCCATTTCCTGGAAGAGGGGGGTGAACACGCCATATTCATCGTCTTCGATGGTATCGACGTCGACGGCTTCGGTCTGCTCCCACTTTTTATTGGTGATGCTGTAGCCGTGCGCCTGGATGCGGTTGACGACGCGGTCGCCGAGCCATTCGCGCATACCGCGCGACTTGCCGAGCCAGCCATACTCCTGCTTCGAAGAGGACGACGGAACGTTGGTCGCAATGATCTGGCGCTTCGGCGGCGCCATCCCCAGACCATTATTGTAGGCGGCCGAATAGCCGGTGAAGATACCAGCAAGCAAACCGGCGGTAATTTTGACCTTGGACACTGTGAACTATCCTTTCCTGAGCGCGGTCAGTCGATCTCGACCCAGACGCCGTAGGCATCCAGATCGACAATCTTGCCGGCGATTGAGCGGGTGGTGGCGCCGTCCGTTTTCGCCACGGTCTGATCGTCGACGATGTAACAATCGGACCCGATGTCGGCGATCGTGATGGCGTCGCCGGCGGCGCTGTTCTTGAAGGGGAACGTCCCCTTCCTCACATCGACGCGGATGTCGCCATCGGCGCCGTCGGTGTTGTCAGCGCTCGACATTGCGATGCCGTCGGCCACCAACGTGGTCGCGGTCGCGCCGGGCGTTGCGTAGCCCGTCGCAGACAGGCAGACGAGGGCACCCAGGAAGATTTTCTTGTCCGCGGCCACGGGTCGCGAAAAATTGCGCCCCTGGCGCTCCTGGGCGATGCGATCTTCGGTCAACGCAGCCATCAGTTGGCCCCTTCCTTTTCCTTCGCGCGCGCGGCGAGAAATTCTTCCTGGGTAAGACCCATCGCCGAGCAGACGGCGAGGTCCTCCTCGCCCAGCTTGCCCTTTCCGGCCTCGGGCTCCCCTTCGATCGCGGGCGTGCCGAGCCCGCCCTTCGGCAGGGCGCCGAGGAACTTGTCGAGCTGGGCCTCGTCGGTGATCGAGGTTGCGTGCGCGACGAGCGCGGGGGGCAGGCGACCTTCGGCCTGGGCGGCGTCGATCTTCGCCGTGCGGTTCGCCGCCTGCAGCGTGTCGACGGTGCCCTGCAGCGATTGGACCGACGTCTGCAGCGCCGCGACGGATTCGACCGGCACGAACTTCGCCGGGTCGGGATTGCCGGCGCTGTCCGCCTTGGTCTTCAGAGCGGTTGCCGCGGCGACCAGATCGGCGTTGGCTTCGGCGCCGAGCGCGCTGGCGATCGCCGTCATCGTGGCGCCGCCGTTGAGGTTCGCGATCGCGCGGAGGACTTCCTCCTCGGTCGCGTCCTCGCCAAGGCCGAGGGCCTTGGCAATTGCAGAGAGATTCATGGATGCACTTCCTTCTTCGGTGGAAAGGGCGCTCGCCACGGCGGCGAGATCGAGCGAGGGCGTGTTGGTCAGTGCCGCGTTCACGACGCGGATGACATTGCCCTGGGCGTCGTGATGAAAGACCGGTGAGATGAAGCGATATTCGCGAGCATTGAGAGCGCCCGCCGCGGCCTCGGTCCAATCGACCTGGGCCCAGACGCCGGCGTCGTCGGCATAGACATGCGTCATCCAGCCTGCGGCGCGGGCGGTGCCGCCGACCCCGGCGCGCGCGCCGAAGACCGACTGATGATCATAATCGACGACGATCGGCGCGCCCTTGTGCCAGGCGGCGGTCGCGGCCGCTACACGATCGGCGGCAGCGCGGTCCTTGACCCGAACGACCGGCGGCTTGCCATTGCGCGAGGGACTGTCACCGATGGCGAAAAGCTGGATCGTGTCAGCGGGACCCGCCTCATGGGCGCCGACGGAAGCGATCGCGACGACGCAAGCGCCGTAAGCCATCGCATTCGTGCCAGATTTCCCCTTCGCCACAGCTGCAACGCTCCCCGCGCCCGGCACCGCGCCGGTCGATGAGGTTGCTATGGCTGGGGCCGAGGCGCCGCGTCAGATGAACTATTTCATGGGAAGCGATCGCGCGCTCGATCGTTCATGGCATGCGTGTCCGATTCGGGCCAGAGCGAATGGAAATCAGCTGTCGGCCGACCAGGCGAGGGCGCCCTTTCGTGCCGCCCCCAAGCGCGACGCCGGCACGCGGCCGGCGCGCCACCAGCGGGCGATATCGACGACGATCGCGGCGCCGGACGCATCGGGCGCGCCGATGTAGCGGCGGACGAGCTGCGCCGGCGCATCCTTCGACGATACCCACAGCCAGCGGATCTCGGCCGGCGTCATGATCGCGGCGGCGACGTCCTCGAGCTCGGCCGCGCGCAAGCCCGCGGGCAGCACCGGACGGCCCGCGGCATCGCGCAGCCAGGCGCCATCGATCGCGAGCGGCCAGCCGGCGACGTCGAGGAAGGTGCGGCCGCGCACGATCGCCGCGCGCGATCGCAGGTCGAAGGCCGCGAAGAAGCCGCTCACCGCATCCTCATCCGCCTCTGAGACCGCGCTCATCGTGGCAAGCCCGTCGCCGCGATAGGGCGTCGGCGACAGCCCGGTCTGCCGCGCCTTGCCGACATGATAGGCCCAGCCGGGATCGATGCCGCGCTCGATCATGTGGATCTCGCCGGTGCGGTTATTGATCCACTGGCGCATCGGGAAGACCTTGGGCTTCGTCGCCTTCAGCCCGCGGCGCTCGGCCTGACCACGCGACACCGGCTTGGGCAGGCAGCGGCATCGCCAGCCGTTCGGCGGATAGTGCGTGTCCCACCAGGCGTCGTCGACGGGGAGGACCGTGCCGTGCCAGGCGTGATGCTGCGGCCGCACCCTTTCGTCGTCCGCCGTCACATATTCGAGGAAGGGGAAGGCGCGCTTGCTGCGCTCGATCCGCTCCCAGCGCCCGGCGGCATAGCTCGTCCGCATGTTGACATCGAAGATCGTCTTCAGCCGATGGGGACTGCCGAGCTGGACGAGCTTCGTCTCGCCGGTCGCGGGATCGACCATTTCCTTGCGGCCCCACCAGCCCGCCGCCTCGAGCCGCGGGCGCAATTCCTTGCTGAAGATCTGCAGCGTCTCGCCCTCGGCGATCGCGCGGTCGACCGCGGCGCGGATCGTCTCGAGGATGTCGCGCGTCATCGCCTTGGCGACGGTGAAGCCGCGGCCGTGCTCCTCATGCTCGACGTCCTGCCACGAAAAGCCGAACTGATAGCCCTTGGCGCGAAACCAGGCGATCGCCTCTGCGGGGGCGAGATTGATGGGAAGAACCTCGTCCGCCACCCTATGCTCCGATCAGGGCGCGGCCCTCTTCGTCGCCGATCGCGGCGCCGGTGCCGGTGCCGACCAGGTCGGTGAGCTGCCAGTCCTCGCCGCGGTAACGGACGAAGCCGCCGAGGTTGGGGCGATAGCCGGGCACGGCGCCGATGCTGAGGTGATGGCCCGCCTGCCCGAGGCAGGCGTCGATGACGGCCTGCGGATCGAGCGTATACCAGGCGCGCCGCACGATCGCCCCGTCATCGGTGCGGCGCCGGTGCAGCACGGTCGCCTTGGTCGCGCCGATCGCGGCCGCCTGCAGCCGGGCGCGATCGGCCTGGCCGAGCTCGGCGCCGGGCTCGACGAGCAGGCCGATCGACGCCGCAGCGGCGTCATGGTCGAAGCGCGGCGCGTCGATCGCCGCGACGACTTCATCGCCGGCGGCGTCGCGATAGGGCGCCACGGTCGGACGCGCGAAATCGAACCAGGCGTCGAAGAGGGACTGCCCGATATCCATCAGCCCGCGTCCCGCTCGTCATCCTGCTGGGCGGCGTCGCCGGCGAGCCGCGCGGCGAAGCCGGCGCGTGCGAGCAGCGCCGCGACCGCGCTCTCGTCCATCGCCTCGATCCGCCCCGCGAGCCCGTCGCGGAACTCGGCGAGCGACGAGCTCGCGGCGAGCAGCTCCTCGATCGGGCCGAGCATCGGCTCGACGAGCTCGGTCCAGTCGTCGAGGAAGGCATCCGCGGCATCCGCGATCGGATCGGGCTCCGCATCGCCATTCGGGGTCGCGGTCGCCACCCCGAAACGCCCCACAGGCGGTTTAAGAGGGCCTAAGAGGGCAGGAGTCGGGGTTGCGCGGGGGCGCAGCCCCACTCGGGGCGCTGCTGGCGCTCCTGGGGGCAAATTTTCGGGGGTCGGCGACGGGGCGGCCTGCAGCTCTTCCTCGCCCGGTTCGGGCTGGGGCAGTCCGGTCTTCTCGGCCATCTGGCGAGCGCCGACCTTGACACCCAGCGGCACGAGCGCCGTCGCCGCCTTCAGCAGCGTCTCGACGTCTTCGGAATCGACCTCGCCGACCTTGATCCGCGGATATTCATCCTGCGGGCCGTAGTTGAACATGATCATCGGCACCACGATATCGCGCCGGATCGTCGCGCCGAGCATCGCGGCGTCATAGTCGCGGATATCCAGGCGCACGTCATTGTGCACTTCGGCCTGGCCGGAGCCGAGCCCGCCGGCCTTCGCGTCGGCGGTGTTGGTCTGGCCGAGCACGACCTTGCTCACCTGGTCGTCGATATATTCGGCCATCGATCGCCACAGGTCGCCCGGCGCGCTGCCGCCCTTGCCGTCGATGAACTGGACTTCCATCGTCTTCGGGAAGACCGCGGCGGCGTCGCTGCCGAGATCCGCGACGGCGCGGGCGAGGATCGCGATATTGTCCTCGGTCTCGCCATTGTCATAGCGGCCTACGCGCAGCGGCATGCCGTATGTCTCGAGGAAGCTGACCCAGTCCTTGATGCTGAAGTTCTTGAACATCCAGCCCCAGGCGACCGCGCGCGCCAGACCGCCGCGGATCGGCAGCCCCGATTTCGCCTTGCTGACATGGACGATGAACTTGCCCGCCTCGAGCGACGCCGGCTCGCCGGCGGTGCGCAGTTTCAGCGTCTCGCCGTTGATCCGGTCGAATTCGAACCACTGCGGGAAACGCCACTTCAAATCCTGCGGCAGCCATTTGCCGGGCCGCGTCGACCAGATCATTTCGGTGACGCTGTAGCCCTTGCCGATCGCGTCGAGGATATCGAAGATCTCGGCCTGCAGCATGTCGCGATCGAGCCACTTGCGGATGAAGTCCGCATGTTCCTTGTGGTGCGGCGCATCGCTCGCCGCCTCGACGGTGATCGGCAGCTGCGCCACGGCGCGCTTCCGGGTGCCGAGCTGGGCGAGATAGTGGAGGTCCTTTTCCTCCATCTCCTCGGCAAGCTCGAGATAGGCGGTGGCGTCGCCGTCCTCGGCCGCGCGGAGCAGCTGCGCGAGCCGGATCGGCGTCAGCCCCGACGCCGGATGCGCCGACAGGATCGACCGCACCGACGCCATGCGCGGCGCCGCGACCTCGCGTGCCAGATTGGCGGGCTGCATCAGCTGCCCGTTCGGCCAGACGAGCGGCGGCGGGACTTTGGCGGGGGGAACGGCTTCACGCATCGAGCACGCCTCCGCCGGAGAGAGCAAAGCCGAACACAATGATCGCCTTATCGAGATCGGTGCGGGCGATCGCGAGCATGCGCGGATCGGTGCCGGGGCGGGCCTTGGCGTCGGCGAGCGCCTTTTCGAGCGCTGCGATGACCGGAGCGAGTATTAGGGCTGCGTCTTCGTTCATTACCATGCTCCTCGGCCGAAGCGACTGCCCCGGCGGTGTCGATTGGGTTCGTCGCTGACGCGCATGCCGTCGGGCCGGCGATCGGGACGATCGCTGCGGGCGCTCACGCCGGTGTAGGCATATTTGGCGATGGGCAGATCGGCGGCGCTGGCACAGAGCGCGGCCGCCCAGAAGCGGTCGCCATGACCCTCGCTCTCGCCGTCATAGAGCAGACTAACATTGCCCACCCGGTTGACGATCTTGGCAATGCTGTGGAGATCGTCCTTGATGTCCTTCTGCCCCATAGGCAGGCGGAACTTCCGGTCCTCCATCGATTCCTTCAGCGTCGTGCCGAGGGCGAAGCGAATGGCCGGCGTAAAGATGACACCCTGACATCGCGATTCGCCGAGATAGTCTTGGGCGGTTTCGACGAACGGCTCGCCCATGCCCGTCTGATCGATAGCGAAGCGAATAGGTTGATCGCGATCGCGCAGCCGTTTCAGCTCCGCATGTTGGGCCTTGAAAGGCGCGCGGAGCATGACGATGATCTCGCGCGGATAGAGGACGTCCCCGATCTGCTCGGCCGACCAGATGCAGGTCAAATCCTTCTTCCGCGCAATATCCATTCCGACATAGACCGGGCCGCGCGCAGGCGGCAGCGCCTCGCCGCTCTCGGTACATACGGTCTGGACCTTGCCCTTGTATTCGATCCGCCGCAGGCGCCCATAACCCGCGGTCTCGCAACTGTTGATCAGATCATAGTCGAGCCAGGCGCCCGCTTCGTCGAGCCACTCCAGCTCGAACTCCTGCGCCCAGAGATCGGGATCATTGAGGCCGGCCTTCAATTCCTCGATGTTCCGCGGCAACCCCTGTTCGACGGCCTGATAGATATCAACCTCATGCCGCGACCAGATCGTCGGCTCCTCGGTCATCAGATCATAGAATTTGTTCGATTTACCTTTCGGGGTCGAAACGACACGAACCTTCCAGCCCTTCGAAATGATCGGGAAGGCCGCGCCCCAGATTGCCTTGCTGTCCTGGTGAATCGCGAATTCGTCGAACAGCATGTTGGCGCTGAATCCGCGCACCGTGTCGGGATTTGCGGGCACGGCGACGATTTCCGATCCGCCGGGGAAAGTGACCGACAGCGAGGTATATTCGGAGTCGACGCCATCGTCGCGCGTATAGCGAACCGTCTCTTCGACGATGTCGGGTTCGGGACCATCCAGCAAACCGCGATACAGCGTCCAGAAGGCGCGCGTCATCGGCTTCACATGCTCTTTCATGTTGAGCTTGGCCTGACGCTCGCCGCGCGAGAGGATGACCCACTTGGTTCGCTTGCCGTTGATCTCCGCGTTGATGCAATCCTCAACGATCTCGGCGCAGGCGACCATCGACTTGCCGCCTTGGCGGGTGAACATGCCGACCTTGAAACGGCTCTGGTCGGCGAGCCAGGCGCGCTGATAGGGATAGAAATCGATGAGGCGCTGGACGTCAGCAGTTGCGACCGTTTCCATCAGTCATAACCCAGAATGCGCTTCGCTTCCTCGAGCGCTGCAACGTCGAGGCGGCCCGATCGACCAGCGTCGTCGAGCTTCTTCCGCTGTGCCGCACGATCGCGGGCAACGGCCCGCGCCTCCGCCCGCTCGACAAGATCGAGGTCGGTTTTCCGCGTCAGCGCTATCGAGCGCAGCGCGTCGGCGAACGCCTTTGCATCCTTCGCCCCGAGCTGGACACCTTCGCCATCCTCCTCGTTCGCCGCGAGCATCAGCTTGAACATATTCGCCTGGAGCAGCTGGGCGTTGACGTCGAGCATCCGCGACTGGTCGGCGTCGCCGACCTCGCGCGCCAGCGCGGTCGCCATCGCCTGGGCCTCGCGCATCTCGGCCGAGATATCCTCGAGCGTGCGGACGTGGCGGCCGAGCGCCGATCGGCTGACGCTCTGCCCCATGTCGAGCAGGCGCTGCCGGATCTCGTCGATCGTCCAGCCATGATCCATCCGCAGCTTGCCGATCAGCTCGCGGACCTCGAAATCGAGCTTGTCGATCGACGACGGCCGATGGCGGGTGGGACGTGCCGGGCGACGGGCCATATCAGCTCCCCGGCGACGGGCGCTGGACGCCGGCGATGACCGATCGGCCCTTCGCGACGTCGACGCCGCGCTCGCTGATCGTGGCGACGGTGAGCGTCGGCGTCGGGTGGAGCTGGGTCAGCAGCCGCTGTTCCTCGAGCCAGGCGAGATTGGTGCGCAGCTGATCGCGCGTGCAGACCAGCCCCATCGCGTTCACCGCGTCGGTGAGCACGCTATCGTTCGCCGAATAGCCCGGCGCCTCGGCGAGGATTCGCAGGATCGTCAGCCGGACGTGCTGGAAGTGGAAGTCGGCGTAGCTCATGCTGCCCCCCTGTTCGGCGTGAAGCCGATCGCTTCGAGCGCGCGCTCGAGGCGCGTCCACAGGCGCGCGCGGTCGAGAATGGGATTCAGCCAGCCGGTGAGGACGCAATAGCGGCCGTCCATCGCGGCGGTGTGATGCCCCCAATGATGCGGCGTCGATTGGACGATGCCGATATCCATCAGCGCGCGATAAATGCTGGAGCGCGGAACGCGGCGATGCGCGCGAACATGCACCTCGGTCACAGCGAGCCCGCCGGCGAGCGCGCCGAGCCAGACCCAGCCGAAGCCCGCGAGCCACAGCCAGAGCAGCGCGATCGCCGCGACCGCCGTCCAGGTCGTCGAATTGCGCGCAAACAGCGACTGCGCCAGAAAGGCGTCGGGATCGCGATGATGCAGCCGGTTCGGCTCGACGATCGCGCGGCTGATCAGCGGCATGCCGATCCACAGGACGCGGTCCTCGAGCCAGTGGAAGAAGCCGGAGAGAAGGTCGGCGATCAGCCAGCCGAGGAGCAGCTGCGCCGCGATCGAGAACGGGTCCATCATTCGCCCCCGATCGCCTTCTGGATCAGGAAGGACTCGATCCGCGTCACCGCGGCGAGCGTGCGGACGTTGAGCTCATGCTCCGCCTCGAGGCGCGCCTTCACGCCGGCGAGCTCGCTGGTCAGCCCCGCGACGTCGGTCGTCGTCGCCTTGTCCTTCAGCTCGAGCTCGACGCGCGACAGGCGCCGGGCGAGCTTGCCGGTGCTTTCGGGGTTCGCCTGCCCGCCGCGCCAGACGGCGACGCCGATGCCGAGCAGGATGAAGGCGATGATCGCCCACTGGTAGAGATCACTCATGCGGATTGGTCCTCGTCGGGCGGGGTGGTCTGGCCGGCCTTCAGGCCGGGCAAGGGGAGCGCGCCGATCGCGCGCTTGATGTAGGCGCCGATCTCCTCGCCGAGCAGCTCGATCAGCGAGTAGCCCGAGAAGCCGAGGCCGATCGACACGACGAAGGCGAAAAGCAGGCCGGGCCGCGTATCGAGCACCCACAGCAGCGCCGCGGTAAGCATGATCAGCGTCACCAGGATATTCTTCGCCAGGCCGAGCGGCGGATTGCGCTTCGGGCTGATCGGCCGCGCCGCGAGCACGCCGATCGCGGCGATCGCCAGCGTGACGACCGGCCAGTCGAAGCCGCCGGCGGCGATCACGATATCGGAAGGCGATGCGCGCCCCGCCGCGCTCGACAGCATCAGCGCCGGCGTCCAGGCCGCATAGAAGGCGGTCGGTGCCAGGGCGGGCGTGCTCATTCGGCACCGCCGATCTGCAGGATCGTCTCGTTCACCGCGCCGGCGAAGCTCATCATCACGCCCCGCGACTGCACGGTGTCGGTGTGCAGGGTGATGTTCGCATCTGGCGCGATCATCTTCACGGGACGATCGGCGAGCTCGCGCGGCAGCGCGACCCAATGGCGCGACAGCGCGCCGTGCCGGGTCACCGGCGCGAAATGCGTGTCGCCGACCGTATAGATCGGCGCGGGCAGCGTCAGTGCCGTGTCGGTCGCCAGATACCAGCAATCCCAGGCGACGACCTGAAGCACCTCGCCGACGGCGACCGCGCCGACCTGGTTGACGAACATGAGGTAGAATTTTTCGAAGCCGCTCATCACGCCGAGCGTCGCCATCAGCGCGGCCGCTCGGTCGGGCTTTCCGTCGGCGCGCAGGATGTGATTGCCGAAGGCGTGGCCGACCAGCATCGCGCCGCCGCCGTCATATCCAATGTGGGCGAAATGCGTGACCGGCGCCGCCGGGTTGATCGCGGAGGCACGAGGGAACTCGATAATCGCGTTGTTGTCGGTGATGTCGACGATCGCGCGATAATCGATGTCGACGCCAGCGACGTCGACCGGATTCATGCCCGCGGCGTAGAGCGAGATGCGCGTCGACATACCGGGGCTCACGTCGGTCGTCAGCCCAGGCTTCAGCCACTGCATCGACCAGGCGCCGTCGGGAAGATTGCCGCCAGTCGCCTCTCTACGGTCATACGGCTGCAGCGCTTCGATCGTCAGCGTGCGCGTGCGGCCGCCCCAGCGGTTGAAGCGCCAATCGCTCTGGATCGCGACCTGCCGGTCGATCGCCGGGTTGTCGAAGTCCGTCGTGCCCGGATGCGCGACGATATATTCGAGCAGTGATGCGACATTGCCGATGTCGTAGCTTTCCTCGATCGACAGGTCGGTCCACGGATAGATGCCGTCGACGCTGATCTCGGCACCATCGATCCTCACCGTCTTTTCGTGGTTCTGCAATGCGCCGGAGAGCTGGATGACGCCTTCGTCGACATAGCCCGACAGCGTCGCGGGGCCGGTTCCGCTCACCTTGGTCAGCAGCCCCGCCGGCGCGGCCTCGATGTTCCAGCTGGTCGGCGAGCCATTGTTACGCGCGATCATCCAGAAATTGTTGGCGTCGGGCACGTAGACGACGACGAACTGACGGTCCTCGCCGTTCTTGTAGACATCGCCCGCGGTCAAGCCGTGCGCGGCGAGATCGAGCTGGCGACCGTCGGGTCCGTGGGTGCCGCCGTCCAGCTGGAAATTGAGCTTGATCGGGGTGCGCTGATCGCCGCCGATGCTGGCGACCATCGCCGATAGCATATAGGCGCCGACCGTCGCCGAGCGACCGGTATCGCGCGAAATGAAGCGGGTCCCGACCAGATCGATCGCGCCCGACCGCGGCAACAGGTTGGGCCCGACCTGGGCGACCTGCTCGCCGATCAGATAGCAGTCGACCTGATCGTAGGCCGGGCTCAGCTGCGCGGGACGGCGCACGAAGAGATAGGGCCATTGATAGACCGCCGTCCCCGGCGCGCTGTTGTCGAGCTGGAAAAGCTGGGGGTCGGGCGCGCGCTCGCCGGGTGCGGCGTAGGGATTGAACTCCAGCGCCGCGTCGCCGGTGTTGACCATGATCCCGCGCTCGATCTTGTCGATCATGTCGGCGGTGAAGGGCACGCCCGCGGCGAAATCGACCGTATCGCGGACGGTCGGCAGCAATTGGGCGAGATCCGCGGGCGTCGTCATCGCGATCTCGCGATTGCCGCCCCGCAGCGTAACCGCGAACGATCCGTAGGTGCCGTTCAGCTTCTTGTAGAAGGCGTTGCCGCCGGTGATGTAGGCGATCACGCTCGGCGGCACATTGTGCATCGACAGGACAAGGTCGGTCGAGGCCGGCAGCGGGATCGGCCGCAGCACGGCGAACGTCGGCCACGCCGCCTCGCTGCGCGCCGCGAGGTAATCGGGATTGCCCGGCGACCAGATACGGCAGGTCTGATCGAGGCGCGTCGGCAGGAGCGCGTTGGCGCGATCGGGGTCGGCGAGGTTGGTCTGGGCCTTCTCGGGGAAATAGGTGAGCGTCGAGCTCAGCTCCTCGGCGGTCGCCGCCGCGGCGTCGGCGGCATCCTGCGCCTGGCCGATGATCACGCCGACCTCGGCTGCGGCATAGGCCGACAGCTTTTCGAACTGGTACCAGTTGCCGCCGCCCTCGGCGCCAACCTTTCGATACCAGCCGTTCTTCGCCGGGGCGGGGTCGGCATAGACGAGGCCGAGCGCATTTTCGGGATGGTCGAGGGCGCCCTGGATGCCGTCCGGCGCCGCTTCCTCCTCGAAGGCGGCTTCGGTGGAGATCAGGCGGCCGAGCAGCTGCTTGACCGCGGTGGCCGTCATCGGCGCGCCGGGCTCCTGAATGCCCATCAGCGCATCGGGCGACACCGCGGTGGTGAACGGCAGCTGGTCGAGCGTCCGCGTCTCGGGAAGGACGGGCGTGTCAGCCATCGGGGCATAGGGTCCTGGCATCGCGCAGCCGCTCCTCGAGGAGCGCCTCGCGGCGGAAGCGGGCAGCGAGCCACTGCAGCACGTTGTCGGCCGCTTCGATCGCGGCGTCGGCGGGCATGACGGGCTCGGCGGGGATCGGCTGGCGCAGCTCGGCGGGGCAGATCGTCTTGGTGACGATCACCCGCTCGACGACCGGGTCGGGCGCCGGGCCGGGGTCAGGCCTTGCCGGAGAGCCGGCGCAGGCACTGAGCGTCGCAACGCTTGCCAGTGCCAGAGCCGACAGCCGGAGGCGCGCTCTGGATAGCGGCATCGGCGGCGTCCTTTCGTTGGGTTGCGGCGCGGCCGCGCGCCTCGGCGCGGTCGGCGATCTTCGCCTGGTCGGCGATCAGCCGGTCGACCTCGGCCTCGGCCTGGCGCTGGCCATCCTCGGCCGCGGTGCGCGCCGCGACCTCGGCCTTGACCGCGGTCGAGCAGGCCGACTGGATCGCGAAGCGCGTGGCGTCGCGGTTGCCCGCGGCGAGCGCGACGTCGCACTGGCCGGCGGCGCGCGCGGCGGCGATCGCCGCCTTGACCGGCTCGGCGCAGCGGTCGGCGGGCTCGCCGATCTTCTCGGCCGCGCGGCTGCAGGCGGCGACGTCGCCGCGCAAATCCTTGAGGTCGGCGCGCGCCTGCACCCCGGTCCAGGCGGCGAGGAGCATCGCGCCAAAGGCGAGCATCCCGCCGATCGCGCCGTAAAGGCGAAGTCCCGACAGCCCGAACATCAAATCCTCCCCAGCCGGTCGGCGCGCGCCAGCCAGCCCTTCAGGAACCTCTTCTGCGACGGATCGCGCTCGGCGATCGCGCGGTAGCGAAGGCGGACCTCGACGCGGAACGCGTCGGTCAGCGCCGGCATGCCGAGCGCGCCCCAGCGCAGCACCCAGTTCATCGCCTGCAGCGTCGCCGGCCCGATCGCGCCGTCGACCTTCAGCTGCGACGGCGCCGAGGCGGCGCGCTCGAGGCAGCGGTTGAGCGCGCGCTGCAACAGGCGGCGCGCGTTGCCGATGCCGGCGTTCACCGCCTGGTTGAACAGCATCTCGCCGACCGGGCGCGGCAGATCGTCGGCGCCCAGCCGCAGCCAGAAACAGCGGTGATAGAGGAATTTGGCGTCACCGCGCGTCAGCAGCCGGACATCCGCGCCGTCGATATCGCCGTCGCCGTCGAGGTCGAAGTCGGCGCGGCCGTCCGCGTCGAGGTCGATCTTGCCCTCGACGACCAGCGTGCGCAGCGACCAGCCAAATTTGGTCGCCCCGCCGCGGTCGGACGGATCGTTGACAAAGCGCGTGCCCTCGTCGCCGATCAGATCGTCGAAGGCACGCGCGAAGCGCTCGGACCAGCCGCTGACGACGATCTCGTCGGCCGCGCTATCGATGTGGTTGGTTTCGCTCCCCATGACCGCTGCTTTGACGCGTCGCGCGCCGCGCAGTCAGATGAACTATTTCATAGGAGGTCGAGCAGATTGCCCTGGCCGTCGTCCTCGATGGAATCGGCCTTGATGTTGTGGACATGCCGCTCGGTATAGTCGGTGGCAAGGGCGATCGCGCGGATCGACAGTTTTCCTTCCTTCAGCAGCTCGATGACGCGCTGCCTCCGGTGATAGGCCTTGGGCAACAGCAGGTCGCTGCCGGCGAATCGGTCGCACAGCAGCTGGGCGAGCTCGGCGCCGATGACGACGGCGATCTCGTGATTGTTCGCCGCGACGCGCGGCACGTAGAGGATCGTGCCGCCGAAGCGGTCGCACAGCTTCGTGGCGGGGCCGCTGCCGATCACGGCAGCGACCTCGTCGAAAATCGCAGAGTTGAAGATCCGCGAATGCCGCATGGATCAGAGCATGATGACCAGAAGCGCGATGGCGAGCGCCATCGCTGCCGCACCGGCAGTAAAGGACCGGGCCCGGCGCCGCGCTTCCTCGCGGCGCCGCCGATCGGCGCTCGATTCGAGCAGCGGCAACCTCTGGAAGTCGAGATATTCGCGGTCGGGCCGCAGGTGGCTCTGGTAGAACGAATGTTGCATGATCATGCCTCCGGTGAAAATTCAGGGGACCGCTCGCGCAGCACGGCGCCGAGCATCTGGGCGGCGCGGGTCATCGCCTCGATGTCGATCGGCAGGTCGATCGCGCGAGCCTCCTCGCCGGTCAGGCGGAACAGCGCGACGGGGACGGTCCAGTCGGGATGCGCGATGCCCGCGGCGACCAGCTTGGCGAGGATCGCCTTCAGCAGCCGCCACTTGCTGCCCTGCAGCGTCGCGGTGCGGCCGTCGCCGACCTCCCAGCCGTGGCGCTTGGCCATCGCCTTCAGCGCCTCGATCAGGCGGTAGGCCATCGACTGGTCGGACCATCGCCAATGGTCGCACTGGAGCTGGCGGCAGGCGAACGCCTCGAGCGCCTGCTCCGACCGGTTGCGCACCGCGCCGAGCTGGTGGAGCGAGATCCACAGCGACCGCGCCTTGCGCGCGCTCGGCGTGTCGACCGCGGGCGCCCGGCGCCCCGGAACGCCCTTCGCGGTCGCCTTGAAGCCACGCTGCCCGAAATGCTGGACGAGCGCCGCCAGCTGCGCCTCCGTCGCCTTGCTGGCGCTCGCGAGAGCGATGTCCTCCTCGCTCGCCTCCTCGATCGGGATGGGCGAGATGTGCTGAAAGACGATCGCACGATAATCGTCCTCGCCCAGGCCGAGCTGGTTCTTCGCGATATGGACCTTCGCCAGCAGCGCGCGGCGGCGCTGCTGGGTCGGGTCGATCGACGTCTTGCGGGCGGGCGCGCTCATGGCCGCAATCCTTGGGGCGCACCGCGCGCGATCGCGATCAGATCGTCGACAGCCGCCCGATAGCCCGTCGATCGCCGGGCAAGCTGGTGGCCCCGGTGCGCGAGATTATGTGCGGCGCTATGATCGCGGCCGCCGAGCTTTTCCCCGATGACCGGATAGGAGAGCGGTTCCGGCGTCAGTTGGCGCAGGGCGACGACGATCGCGGCGCGCGGCGGGATCAGGTTTCCGAGGCGTGAGGGCCCCCGCAGCTCGGCAAGGTCGACCGACCAGCGCCGGCAAGCCTCGTCAAAGATGCGCGTAACGCGCTCCCCGCGGGTGAGCGCCGCGGTCACGGCCAAACCCCCATCATCACCGCGACGAGGACGATGATCGCGACCTTGACCCCGGCGGCGATCGCGCCGCCAGCCAGCGCGGCGCCGAGCTCCAGCGGCCCGTCCTGCCCGTCGCGGGTCAGCGCGCGGATGATCTTGCGGCGCGAGGTCACTGCACACCGCCTTCCCAGGCGCCGCGCCGGGCGATGATTTCATCGAGCCAGTCGGGGCCGAGCTCCAGCGGCGCACCGACCCACGCATCGATGTCGCGGAGCAGTTGGACGTAGCTCTCGATTAGCGGGCGCGCGCGCGGATCGATCGTGCCGGGAACCGGCACGATATCGCCGGGGAACCTCTCGTCCAGCTTGCTCGAGGTTTCGATCAGGCTGGCGACGTTCGCGCGGATGACACGGCTGGAGCGGCCGAGCAGACCCGACGCCGACAGCAGCTTGGCAAGATCGGTGCTCATGCCGCGATCTGCCGGGTCGAGAGCTGGGCCCAGCAATCGCGGACATGGCCGGCGTTCACCGCCTGGCCCTCGCTGGCGGCGATCATGTGCGCGAGTTCGAGCGTCATCGTCGCCCCGCGCAGCGCGCCCGGCTTCTGGCTGATCTCGCGGATGGCCTGAAGGATGCCGTCGTCGCCGATGTTCCACGCATCGCACAGCGCGTCGGCGTCGCCCTGCAGCGGCTGCGCGCGCACGATCCGCATCCCGACGCGGCTGAAGAGCTGCGCGAAATTCGCCTTGCGCGTCCCGCCCTCGAGGCGCGAGAGGACCGAGATATTGCCCGACAGCGCGATGCCGACGCCCGTTTCGTCATGCCAGCTGCGGATTTCCTCGAGCGATTTTTCGGACAGGTGCTGCGCCTCGTCCAGCACCAACAGCCCGCCCGACCGGTCCACCTTCTCCATGATCATGGTGCTCAGCTTCGCGGGGGTGCCGACCGCGTCGGACTTGCCGAGCGCGGCGAGGACCGAAAGCTGCATGTTCATGATGCCCGCAGACGAGGGCCGCATCGTCGCCTTCCAGACGTTGGAAATGCTCGCCTGGTAATGCTCGATCGTCTTGGTCTTCCCCATGCCGGCGCCGGTCGCGATCACGGTCATGCGGCCGCGCTGCGCATAGGTCAGGATCGTGATGATGTCGTTCGCCGTCGGGCCGGCGAAAAAGCCGGGGAGCGGGGGTGCGGTCACTTCGAACGCGGCCTGGCTGAAAAGCTGCTGTTGGTAGCGATAGACCTGCTCGGCGATCGTCTGCTCGTCGCCGGCGTAGCCGTTGGTGCTGCCGAACTGGCTGAGCGTTCCCGCCGATCGGCCGATGCGCTTCGCGAGCTCGGTCCAGCTCATCTTCGTCGCGTTCTTGTGGTCGATCAACCAGGCGCGCTGGTCCTCGATATCGATGGGCTGGTTTTGGGGGTCGTTCATGCTAAAATCCTTTCGTTCTGACAGGGACATCGTCGCGGCGGAGGCTCCTAACCCTCCGTCGCGGCCTTCAATCGACCAGCCGCAGCGGCGACACCGACGCCGCGAACCGGTTCATGAAATTGGGAGCGGGCTCCTGCTGGACCGCCGCGGCGGCGCCATTGCGATGCGCGGCGCGCACCGGGCGGATGATCTTGGGCTCGGGCCGGTCGGGCTCGATCGCGCCGGGCTGCAGCGCGGCGATCTCGGCCGCGTCGCGCAGCTCCTGTTGCTTCTCCAGCTCGCGGGCCAGCTTGACGATATCGCGATCGGCCTTCGCCCGCGCGCGCGCCGCCCCGATATTGTCGAAGCCGGTGTCCGCGACGAGCGCGGCGGTCACGAGGAACTCGCCCGACTGGCTATAGACGTGGATCTCGCTGTGCAGATTGTCGGGGTCGAAGCGGATGGTCACCGGCTTGCCCGCGATCTGGCTGAGCTCCGGCGCCCAATAGCGGTTGCCGACCAGCGCGATCTCGCCGCTCTGGCGGTGGGTGCGGACCTGTTCGCCGGCGAGCAGCGCCAGCCGGAGCTGCTCCTGCGACGCCTTCCTGATCTCCGACACCGCATAGCTCGCGGCGAAGACTTCGTCATAGCTGCGGCCGTTCGCGGTTTCGGTGCGGCGACCGCGCTTCGCGTTATGCTTGGTGATGACGCGGTCGACCAGCGCGACGAAGACGTCCCAATCGAGCGCTTTTTCGTTGTAATTCTCGGGCTTCGCGTCGACGTGGTTGCCCGTCCACGCGCCTTCGGTGTCCGGTGCGCGCGCGACGACGTCGGCGAGGACGCGGAAGGCGCGCTCGATCGGCTTCGCCTGGCCGTGGAAGGGCTTGGCCCAGCGCGTCTTGACACCGAGCGCGGTGAGCAGCCCGGTCGGCTCGTCATCCTTGATCTTGAAGCGGAATCGCGTCGGTGCGCCGCCGGTGATCCATTTCGAGGCGAAGGCGCGGCCGTTGTCGAGCAGGCAATGGCCGGGAATGCCATAATCGCGGAACAGGTCGGCGAAGGCGAGGCGCGTCAGCACCGCGCTCTCGCTCTCCCCGATACGCCACGCCAGAATCTTGCGGCTGAAGACGTCCTGCAGCGCGACCATCACCGGGCGGATCGGCTTGTCGCCGGGCCGTGCGCCCTTGCGGCGAACGAAGACGTCGAACTTGTGCCCGTCGATATTGACCCATTCCATCGCGTGCATGTGCGCGACGGTGCGGCGCTGCTGGGGGATCGTCAGCTTCAGCGCGTCGGTGCCGTAGCGGCGCGCGACGATCAGCCGCCCGTCGATCTCGCGCTCCAGGCGGCGCTTCAGCGTCTTCTCAGACGGCAATGAGAGGCCGCGCTCGGCCGCGATATCTTCAGTCCGCGAATAGCAAGAGGCGAAGGTCGGCCGCGACGGGCGCAGATAATCCGATACCAGGATCGACCAGAGCTCCTCGTCGACCTCGACGGTGCGCCCGCCACCCTTGCGGCGCGGCGCCAGATGCGGCAGCCGGTCGGACGGCGCGACGCCGTCGACAAGCGACAGCCAGCTCCACAGCGTCGATGCGCCGATCTTCTCGCCGATCGCCACGGCGGGCACCGCGTTCGACGGCAGGACCCCGGTATCGATCATCAGGTCGATCTGGCCGATGATGCGCGCGCGGCGCTCAGCCTCGGCCTTCACCTTGTCGCTCTGCGCCTCATACCAGCTCCACAGCGCGCTCTGCCCGATCGGCGAGGAATCGGCCGCGGGCTGGCATTCGATCGCGATCCCGCGCCGGACGAGCGCCGTCCGCGTCGCCGAGGGCAGCACCGACAGATGATATTCCAGCCCACCGCCGCGCGCCTGGCGCGGCCGCGCGAGCGGCATGCCCTCGCTGTCGGCCTGCAGCGCCCAGCATTCCTTCGCCGCGCGCTCGTTCACCTTGCGCTTCGTCGCGGGAAGTCCCGGCAATTTCAGATCGGCAAGCTCGGCCGCGGTGAACCAGAACTTCCCCCCGTGAAACTTCATAGGTCCCCCGTCTTCCCGCGGCGAATAGGCACCGCCCGTTGTTCGATTTTCTTGCGGCGATCGCGCAGCGCGGCGATCTGCCTGTCGATGTGGCCCAGCTCGGCCGTCGCGACCTCGGGTCCGGCGAAGACCGCGACGCCCAGCGAGGGACGGACGATTCCGTCCAGCACGTCGATGCGATCGGTCGCGGCGAGCAGCCCGATCCAATGCGCGGCCGAGATATTGAAGCGGTCGCGGGACTCGCTCGCCCAGCCGTCGATCGTCATCTTGCTGACCTCTGCACCGAGCAAACGCGACAGCTCGCCCGCCATCACATGCCGCGACCGCCCGTCCTCTTGCAGAATCCGCGCCACCGAGGACGAGATCACGCGCGGCAGATGCGCGAGCGCGCCGTCGAAGCGATCGGGCATCGGCACGTTGAACGCGTCGAGGTTGAACGCCAGCTGGCGATCGTCAAAGGCGGGGCGACGCTTAGCCATCAGCGAGCGCCTCGAACGCGAAGGGAGGGCTGCCAGCGGCCGCACGCATCTTCTGCCAGCGCAATCGCCACGCCCCGGTCGGCGCGATCGCGCGGAACGGCCGAACAAATCCAGACGCGATAAGTGCAGTCCGTCGGCTCCCGATGCCGGCATGACCGGCAATGTTCGCCGATAGGGCCGGTTGCCGGAGGCTGGACGTGCCCCTTCAGCGGTTCGAACCGCAGGTCCGTCGGCGTCGTCAGCGGCGCGTCGAGCATGCGCTGGATGCGGGGATCGACCGGCATCTACTCGGCCCACCCCTTGGCGATCGCTATCTCGATGACCTCCTCGGCATATTGCCGATATCGCTTGCCCGCGACGAAATATTGCCGGACGGGCGCGTCGCGATCGACGACGCTGACGAGGATCGCCTGGCTCTTCAGAAACGCGATGGCGCCGGCGATGCGCGCATGGCGCTGGTCGATCCAGCTGGTGAACTTCGGCGGTTCCGTCGGCGCGCTGGCCTGCTGTTGCGCGGGTTGGCCGGGGGCAGGATTCGAACCTGCGACCTCCTCCGACGTGCTTGGGGTGCGATCGGGTGCGACCCGATCGCAGTGTGCGCCCCCTTGCAACGGGTGCGCAACCGCCGCGCCACCCCGGCCATGTTTGTCTGTCTTTTTTGTTTCCCGCCGCGTCTTCGGTGCCGGGATCGGCTCCACCGGCGCCGTGCAATCGGGCCGCATGCAGGCCGGAACGTCGGCGGGATCGAGCGGTGCAAGCACCTTGACCAATTCGAACGCTCCATCGGCGCCGAAGCGCACGATCGCTTCGACCGCGACGTCGGGACGGTTCGCCATGTCGACGCCGATGATGGTCGGCTTCGATTGGTAGGGAAGCAAAGGCGCGCCCTCCGGCCCCATCGCCGAAATGGCATGGCGCAACGCAACGACGGCGTCGGGATCGTCCGGCAGTTTCAGGGGCGTCGGCTCCGCGAAGGTCATCGCCTTGGCGTCGCTCGGCGGATAGGGCTGCTCCAGCCCGACCATCGCAGCAGCCGAGGGCGACAGGCGATAGCCGCCCATCTCGAGCAGGCCCTTCCACTGCAGCGCCTGGACATGTTCGGCGAGCGCGGCCTTCGACAGGCCGCTGCACATCCGCAGCTCGCCGGGGCTCGGCACATTCGGCGCCGCCTTCGCGATGCACTGCAGGATGCGCCAGCGCGTGTCCGAAATGCCCGACGGCGCCGACCGCGCGGCGTCGATCGACTGCATCGTCGCGAGCATCGCGGTGGCGATCGAGGGATCGGCGATCGGGCGGATGTTGCTCATGCCGATTCCCCGCAAATCTGGCGCCAGTGCGCCTTCACCAGCCCGTCGAGCTCCTGATGCCCCTCGCGGGTGCGCGGCCGCGTTTCGCTCCAGCCGCAGCGGCAGAGCGCCATATGGTCGCCCGTCACCGGGGCGTTGCGCCTGCTGATGAGATGCGCCCGCGCCGCCTTGTGGCGCGCGCAGGTCGGACTATGCGGGTTGGGCGTCGGAATGACCTCGGTCGATCCGCAGACATAGCAAGTGGGCTGCCACGTCATGCCGGTTCTCCGATCGATCCGGTGTCGATGAACCGCTGCAGCAACGGCAGCAGCGCCGCCGCATGCTCGCGCGATAGGTGCATGCGATTTTCATGGACGCCCAGCCAGATCGCGTCGGCCGTCGCGAGGCTGCTGTCCTGAACCGAACAGGGTTTGCCATAGAGGTCGATGAACTCGCCCCGCGAAAATCCGCGGCTGGTGGCGCTGAATTCGACCGGCGCCGGCGGGGCCATGATTTCGATGCTCGTGTCTCGCTCATCGATGATGAGCAGGTAGGAACAATCCCCGCGCGCCGTCTCGACCGCCCCCGCAGGCTGAATCTTGGCGAGATGCCGCTTCAACGTCGATATCGACGGCAGGCTCTCGTTGCGCTCGAACGCGACCATCTCGGCGCGGGCATAGCAATGCGCGAGCGCGGGTCGCTGCGGCCGCAGATAGTCGCTCAGGAAATAGCACCAGACTTCGCTGGAAATGCCTTCAGGCCGGTTGGCGATCAGATCGATCATCATCAGTCAGTCCCTCATCATCCAGGGTGCATCGTCGGGAATCGGGCGTCCGCGCAGGTCGAGCACGCGAAAGCCTGCCTCGGCCGCGGCCGTCAGCGCCGCTTCGGTCGCGACGGACTTCCCTTGCCCGCGCCCGCACATCGTCACGACGCGCAGCCGCTCTTGCGCAGCCGCCCATTCCTCGCGCGCGAGCAGCTGCTCGGCCTCGACCAGCGCCACGTCGCGCTCACGCGCGAGGAGGAAGATTTTGCGATGCCGGGCGAGCTGCTCGGCGCGGGTCAGCCTCGGCTTTTTCATCGGCCGCGCTCCCGCGCCTTGGTCGCTGCGTCGCGCGGCGCCACGAAATGGGTGCGTGTCTCGCCCTCCGCCGTTTCGGCCTGGTTGTCGAAGACGACCCAGCAATAATCGGCCTTGCCGCCCTTGAAGGCACGCTCGCCCATCTGGCCGATCAGGTGGCCCGGCGGCATCGACGGCCGCTCCATCAGGTGCAGGATCGCCGCTGGCATATGGCGCTGGAACAGCTGGAAGCGCTGGGCGCTCGCGAGCCACTTGCTGGGAACGAGGACGCAGACCTTGTGCGATGCCAGCCGGATCGCGCGCGCCACCATATGCGCCGTCAGGCCGCGAACGATGCGGTTTTCCTGCAGGCTGTAGGGCGGGTTGAAGACGATCGACAGCGCGCGGCGCGGCAGCTCGGCCTGCGCCGGCGGCAGGCCGACGAACGCCGGTGGCAGCGCCGCGATGCGATAGAAATCGTGCAGCGCGAAACGCCAGTCGCCGACCGGGAAGCCATAGGCCCCGCGCCGGTCCTCGACATCGCCGCCCGAGGCGCTGAAGCCATATTGGTCGAAGAAATGCGGAATCGTCCCGCGCCCGCAGCACGGATCATGGATATGCTGGCCGTCGAACGCCTCGAAGCCGAGGGTGCGAACGAGCGCGTCGGTGCACCAGCTCTCGTCGATATACCAATCCCAGGGATGGCGATCGTCAGCATGCGCGGTGAGCTCGGCGGCGGTCACTGGTCGCCTCCGGGTTTCATGAACACCAACCAGTGGGTCTTGGCTGCCCTGCCGGACAGATGGCCGAAAAGCGGCTTCTCGGGCGTCATCGCGAGGACCGTTTTCACCGGCACGCGGTGCTCGTTCCACTTGAAGATCAGGGTGCCGCCGGCGCGCAGGACGCGAAAGCATTCGGCAAATCCGGCCGCGATCCCCTCGCGCCAGCCCGGCTCCAGGCGACCATACTTCTGCGCCATCGCGCTGTTCTTACCGTTGAAGGTGTGCGGCGGATCGAACACCACGAGCGAGAAGGATTCGTCATCGAACGGAAGGTCGGTGAAATCGCCGAGCACGTCGGGATCGATTACAATCTCTCGTCCTTGGGGGTCGGTGCAGACTTCCCGCCTCTTATCGAGAAAGAGCGCGCGGTCGTCCCGCTTGTCGAACCAGAACATGCGCGACCCGCAGCAGGCGTCGAGCACCGTCGCGGTCGGGCCGTGTCCGTAGATGCTCACAGCAGCCTCCCCGTCGCATAGACGACCGGGCGCGAGCCCTCGTAAGCGATCGTCATGGGCGTCGTGCCGCGCTGGCGCGGCGGATCGAACGGCCGCGGCGCCGGGTCGAGGATGACCAGCGCTTCGGTCCAGAGCTCCTGAAAGGCCGAGACATGCCGCGCGCGCCACGTCGCGCCGATCGCGTTGCGCAGCCGTTCCGGCAGCGCGAACCAGTGCGCCGCGCACAGCAGCTTGCCCTGCTCGATCGGCGCCCGGCAGCACGGCGCGGCACAGGTGACGGCGGCGCGCGTCATGCCTTGGGCGCCTTCAGCTGCCGCAGCGCCTGCATCGCCAGATAGACGCCGTGCAGCCCGCGCTTCACTTCGGCCGCGATCGGCGCGAGCATCGTCTGCGAGCTGGGAGTCGCGCGCATCGCGCGATCCATCCGTTCCAGCTCCTCGCTGATGCACAGCTCGAGCGGCGGGATCGGCGTCTCCTCGCCCGTCCGGCAGTCGATGCGGACGCCCATCTCGAGCGTCAGCGCGTCGAACGCATCCTCAAGGTGCGAGAGCGCGTCGGCGACCGGATCGGCCGAGGGCTGGGCGAAGACGTCAGGCATGCTCGCCTCCGACCGCGTCGGCGCCGAGCTCGGCGATCCGCGCCTCGATCGCGTCGCGCACCGCGAGCAGCGCGCTCGGCTTGATCGATTCCGCGAGCGCCGGCGCAAAGCTGCGCCAGCCCGATGCCGACAGCCGCGCGAGGTTCGACCCCGCATTGTCCATATATTTCGTGTCGCCGGTGACGCGGACCTTCGGCTGCGGCGCCTGTTCGTCGACGATCGCGAGCGCCTGCTCGACCTTCAGCGCCGGGTTGTCGATGAGCAGGTCGATGGTGTCGCGGCGCGCGTCGGCATCCTTGATCCGGCACAGCGCCTCGAGCGAGCTGGCGTTGCGCCCATGCGGCGAGCGCGCCAGCTCCTCCCAAACCTCGGGCTCGAAGGGAGCGATCAGCTGCCGGTGGATCAGCAGCGAGCGTTGCAGGGACCGCGAGGACAGACCGAGCGTTTCCGCGACCTCATCCTGCCAGCCATATAGTCCCGCCAACTTGGCGGAACTATATTCCGCCTCCATATTCGCAGCGTCATCAGGTCGAACGACCCCGTCGACTTTCGCGCGTTCCTTCTCCCACCGCTTGATCTGGCCGATCTGCTGAGGGGTCATCCCGTCATGGCCTTCCGACCACCGCGCCTCGGCGTCGTCGGCGATGGCGCGAACGAACAGCGCGCGCTCGATCGGCCCGAAATTGCGGCGATGGATATTCTCGCTCGCCTCGATCAGTCGCAGCTCGGCGGCGGTGCCCTTGACCTCGATCGCGTAGATCCACGGCAGCCGCATCGCGCGGGCGCCGTGCGTCCGGTGTCGACCGGCAACCAGCTCCCAGCGATCGTTGCGAAATACCACCTTGATCGGATCATTCTGCCCGTCGCGCTTCATCGACGCGCCGATGGCGGCAGCTTCTTCGGGCCAGAACATCCCGATGCCCGCCGGGATATAAACGTCGTCGGGGTTGATCGGGAAGACTTCGACGGCGGCGTCGATCGGTGCGGCAGCCATGACTATTTGGCCTCCGCATTTAGATGCTGCGCCGCCGATTCGGGGCTGCTATCCAGCTTCTTGGATTCTTGCTCGCCGGCGAGAACCTCCTCGACCGCGTCAGCGATGCGCTGGCTCGGCCGACCGCGCAGGATGTCCTGCAAACCCGTCGCTGGAAGGTCGTAAAACCTATGAAATTCGCCGATTGTTCCGAATTTCTTGCGGATCGCCGCCTTCACGTCTTCGGGGTGCAACCCCCGGAACCGCCTGACCTGCTCTTGCATCGTGAAGTCCAAATTTCTGTTCCTGATTTTTGGACCATGACAAGAACATTGGTTTTTTGCAACGGTTCAAACGCAAGATGATGTGTTTTTTTCACGTGAAACTGTTCCTGTGCGAAAATAGGGGCGGAAAATGAGCGAGTTACTCGGGCCGATTGGCGAGCGGCTGCGCGAAGAGCGCGTGCGTCTGGGCCTGAAGCAGGAGGAGCTCGCCGACCGCACGGGGATCAGCAAGAACAGCCTAGGCGCCTATGAGCGGGGCGCCACGGCCATGAACGTCGTGATGCTGCTGGTCTTTCAGGATGTGAAGATCGACATCGGCTATGTGCTGACCGGCCGTCGCACCGACCGATCCTTGGACAACATCACCGCCCAGCTGATCGAGATGATCGGTAAGCTATCAGTGCGCGAGCGCCATGCCGTCTTTAACCTGGTCTCAACGCTCGCCGGAGAAGCTATAGGCATCGACGAGCTGCAGGCGATGTCCGACCTCCGGGCGACGCTGCACTCGCCGACGCGGGATTTCAAAGGGAAGCCATGA